CATTGGGCCCATGACGCTGGTTTACATCTTGACCGCTTTCAATCTGATGGCGGTGCTCGATGGCTTTGGGTTCCACATTGCCGAAGCGTATGTGACGCTGCTTGGCCAGTGGGGCATGTTGGTGATGTCGGCCTACTTCGGAGGACGCACGCTCGAAAAAATCATGGACAAGAAAGGAAAGTAGCCATGAACCTCTCTGAACATTTCACACTGGAAGAAGCCACCTACAGCGAAACCGCGGTGCGCATGGACATTCCCAACCAGCCCAACGAGCAGCAGCTGGAGAACATGAAGAAAGCCGCGGCCGGGCTGGAGCAGCTGCGCGCCGTGTCCGGGCCGCTGCGCATCAACTCCTGGCTGCGCTTGCCTGACGTCAACGTCGCGGTGGGCGGCAGCAAGGTGTCGAGCCACATGGACGGCTGGGCGATCGATGTGTCGAGCAGCTCGATGACGCCGATCCAGCTCTGTCACAAGGTCGAGGAGCTTGGCATCAAGTACGACCAGATGATCCACGAGTTCGGCCGCTGGATGCACATCAGCTTCGCGCCCGAGATGCGCCAGCAAAAGCTCACCATCTTCAAGCCCGAAAACAAATACAAGATCGGGATCCTGACCGAAGCCGAGTATCACACCCACGCCTGATGCAGTTGCCATGGCTGCGGGGGTACTCCTCCCTCCAGCACGAGCGGCCACGGCACTTTCCCCGGCCCTGGTGCCGGGGTCTTTTTAGGCGCGCCGCTCGTTGGCGGCGATGTCGATGCGGTCGGCGAACTCTTCCAGGCGCGCGAGCTTGGCCTCCAGCTCTTTGATGCGGGCCTGCTGGGCTTTCAGGAGCTGGCGCTCGTATTGCTGCGCGAGCAGATCACCCACATGAAACGGCCGGCCGTCGGGGCTGTATAGGTTGCCGTCGTTGTGGAAGTGCCAGCCTTGCCAGGAGCTGTCGTCCTGGCCTGGCAGCTGTCCTTTGGCGACACCGCGCAGCGCGAAGAGTGCTGCTTCGGGCACCTTGGATTGGCCGCGCATCCAGCGCTGTAGTGTCGTGCGGTGGACGTTGAGAATCTGTTCGCAGCGATAGATGCCGAGGTCGTTGACGAGGTCGATGATTTCCTGCTGATGCTGCTTGGCCCGGCGTTCGCGTGGGCCGATGTGCACACTGTCCATGGCGTAGAGAATACCTCAACACGGTGGGATTGTGCAAATTGCAACTGCGCATAATGTATATTATGATTTTCTCAACATTATGAGCAATCAGCAATTTGCGCCTAACAAATTGCTCCCAGCGCTATTTCTTGCTGGGCTGCATGTGCATATTGCACTCTTCTGATTTTTCGGTCAAGGGCTTCCATCCGAACCTGCGCCAAGTCTTTGTGACGTCAGTATCTTTTGCTCGGACGTACTCAAAGCGATTGTCGGTCACACGCACTGTCGGCGTCACGGGGGCGGGAGGCAAACGATGGATCATGTTGTGATCTCCTCAAATTTGTGGCGCTTGATCTCGGGATACTTCTGCGCCAGGTTGACGACGATGTGGGTCGGGACGGCGAGCTGCTCCTGCATGCGCAGCGCCTGGTCGACCAGGATGGGCGGGTCGATGTCCTGGCAGCGTTCACGCCACCACTGCACGGCCTTGCCGCGGGCATAGCCCTGGTGCTCCAGGCAGACGTACTCGCTGATTTTGCGCAGGCCGCACCAGTAGTCGACGCGCAGCGTGGGTACGCCGCTTTTGCCCAGGTGGCGGTTGTAGAAAACCCGGTCGACCTTCAGCTCCACCGGCGGCACCTCGGTCGAGATGATGGCGCCAATGTGATGCTTTGTTTCCGACTCGCGCTCCATGGCCGGGAAAACGTGACCGCACTCCAAGCAAGTCCTGGTCATAATGGGAACCAGCAACCCGCAGTTGCACTCTTTAACCGGCGCCTCGCCGGGTGGGCCTTTCTTACCCTTGCGCGGCGGTGTCACCTGGTCGATGAATCCATGCCGGCGCACGTTGCCACCAAAATCCAGCACCAGGCAGTCTTGCTTTGATTCGTGCAGTCGCAGGCCGCGGCCGACCATTTGAACGTACAGGCCAGGCGACAGGGTAGGGCGCAGCATCACAACGGCATCGGTGGCCGGGTGATCGAACCCGGTGGTCAGAATCGAGCAGTTGACCAGCGCCTGGTAGGCGCCCATCTTGAACATCTCGATCGCTTCGTCGCGCTCTTTGTTGGGCATGTCGCCTGACACATAGCCTGCGCTGATGCCGCGGCGACTGAGCGCTGCGCACACCTGGCTTGCGTGCTCGACGGTCACGCAAAAGATCAACCACGATTCGCGGCCCTTGCAGCGCTCGGTGATGAGATCCGCGTGGTGCTCAACCAACTTGATCGCGCTCATGCGCTCGCCGAGCTGGCCCAGGTTGAACTCACCGCCCACGGTGCGCACGCCAGAGAGGTCGACGTTGTCGCCGTGTTTGGAAGTGAGCCGGCAAAGGTAGCCTTGCTCGATCAGGTCGGCGACGTTGGCCTCGTAGCAAATGCCATCGAACAGCGCGCCATCACCCTCGTGCAGCACGCCGCTGTCCAGGCGATAGGGCGTGGCCGTGAGGCCGATCAGTTTGGTGTAAGGGTTGTCGGCCAGGCACGCATCGAGCAGCTTGCGATACATGCCATCGCTCTTGTGCGGAATCAGGTGAGCTTCGTCCACGATGATCAGATCAAAGCGGCCGTGAAACTCTTCCTTGTTGTAGATCGACTGGATGCTGGCCACCGTCACTTGCTTGAGCTGGCGCTTGCCCAGCCCGGCAGAGTAGATGCCGATCGAGCCGTGTGGCCACATGCGTTTGATGGCTTTGGCGTCTTGCTCGACCAGCTCCTTGACATGCGTCACCACCAGGATGTGCGTGTCAGGGTGCTCGGTGCATGCGCGTCGAATGAACTCGGCCAGGATGACCGACTTGCCGCTGCCCGTGGGCGTGACGACGAGCGGTGCATTCTTGCCGGCAGCGAACCACTCGTAGATCGAGTCGATTGCTTCGGATTGATATTGGCGCAGCTTCATGATCAAAAGGGTATGTCGTCGTCTGTCAGCTCGCTGTTGACAACGCGAGCGTCTGGGAATTGTTTCTTGATGTCAGCGGTGAGCTGGTCGTTCACGATCTTGCGAATGGTCACTGGCCACTCAGTGCTAGTCACACAGTGCACGATGTCGTTGCTCATGTTCTCTTCGCTTCGGTCGCAATCCTCGGTGATGTTTGCAAAGATCAAACCGCTATCCCGATCGCGGTATTTAATCCAGCCTTCGCCGGCATCGAGCGGCTCGGCCCAGTTGATCATTGGCGGGATGTAGAGATGCGATCGACAACCGATGCGCTGCTCTTCAACCGGCAGCAATCTGTTTTGATCGGCGCAACCCCATGCTGCATTCTCAACGGGTGAAGCGTGCACACAGGTGCGGCAGTTCTTAACAGGGATTTGCTCGCCGTGGCACGTTGCATGATGGTCGCACAGCTTGCACTGATACCAGGCAGGATCTTCGCTCAAGCGCTCGGGCGGCACTTCGGCTGCGATGACCTCGCTGCCTTTTGCGATGAGCTTGTCGAATGCAGCTTTGTCAAAGTGAATCCACTCGCTGTGCAGCTCGTCGGTGTTTTTGTTCACCGCGAGATACAGCGCACGCTCCAGCTCGGCCAGGCCCATGTAGAGCTGCATCTGCGCGTAGTGCTCTGGCTTTGCTTCCTGAACTTTTTTCTTTACCAGATCGGTAAAGGATTTTTCGCCGTGCGTTTTGAATTCGATGATGGCCCAGGTCTTGGGCGCTTCGGGTAGACCGCGGCCGATCGCATCGCACGAGCCGGCCAGGTGGTCGTTGACTGCGCTGAATCTATTCTGTTCGCCAGTCGATGGATCGACCGCATGGATCTCAGCGCCGATGGCGCGCAGCTCTTCCAAGAACTGCGGCTCTTCGCGTTGACCACGATTGAACAAGCGCTTGATGCGGCCATCGAATTGCTTGGCCGTAGCCCAGCGGAATCCATACCACAGCGCACGCTTGCACGGTTTGCCAAGCTCAGAGCAGCCCAGGTGTGGCCTGGGCAGAT